ACCTTTATTGCGTACTGTAAATTTAAGACTGTTTACGGTCACCAATTCATTCATCACAACATGTTTAATTAAAGCGGGATAAAGCATAGCGGTGCTGCCATTTACATCTGACACTTGATAAACCTTGCTATGACCAACAAATTGCACAAAATCACCTGGTGCAGCGATAAAGTTACTAAGCACAACATCCGTTGTACCTACCGCATAAGCACTACTAGCTTTAACCGTGCCAGTAACAGCGCCATTCGGCGTGTCAAAAAGAGGCACCTGTAATTCAAACTTTTCATGCTCACCAACTGCATTTAAAAAAGCTGATAAAGCTCGTGCCATGGCCATATTGTGCCAAGCAGTAGATAACTCAAATTCAAAACGTTGCGCACCAGTGCTTGCTGCTATAGTTTTTAATGATTGCGCAGTATTAATATAAGCAGGGCTATTACTGCTTATTGATACATCGCTAAATTCAATAGAGGGGAATATTTTCATTTTTTACCTTTTTTATAATAAGCGTTAAGCTGCTTCACCACGATCTGCTTTTGCTTGTACCATCGCGTTATAAACCGCTTCATAATTTCGCTCGATTAGTTCAGCAATAACACTTTCATCAGCATTACCTTGAATAGTAATAGGTGAGCTAATACTGATGGTGTCGCCACCAGGCTCACTACTACCACCGTCAATTTCATTTAATTGTGTTTGATTGAACACACTGCCTTTGTTGCCGCCAAGTAAATAATTACGACCTTCAAAGGCAAGCACTTCGGGTTTATTACGCTCACCAAACTCAATAATATTGTTATCACCTATGTAGCCACCGCGCTCAAACCCAGGGGGTTGTTGTGCTTTTATTTGATTCACCTGCGCCATACCTGCCATAACTGCCGCTGCCGCTGCCGCTGCACCTAAAGCAGGGCCAACAATAGGTATAGAAGCTAAAGCAGCATAAGCACCAGTTGCCGCTTCATAGGTTTTGATTAACGCTTGGCCAATAGAGAACGCTTTATACATGGCAAAGGCTTTTTTACTTTGACCTGCCATGGCTTTAAACCCGTATTCACCAATACCAATTACTGCACTAGTTTTTTCTAGCTGGGTTTTCTTTTCAAAATTGGCAAACTGCATCAACGTGCCTTGCATGTCACCCGTATTGCGGGTTTTCATCGCCATTACAGCTTCGTTATGGGCGTATTCCTCCTCTTGCAACGCCAAGTTTCTCGCTTTAGCTGCAGCAATTTTATTTTCATCTTGCAAACCAATTAATGCACTTTCTTCAACCTGAAACCCACGAACAGCGGCAAGCTCTGCCGCTTGTTTGTCATGGCGTAGATTGTCGTCAAGTTCACGTTGTTGATTGGCATCTAAAGGAGTGTCATCAGTAGACGGCTTGTTTGGTTGGTTTTTTAATCGTTCCGCATTTTGCTTAATGAGTAAATCCAGCTTTGCTGCTTCATCAAGTAATTGTTGCTTTAACTTCTCATCTACACCCACCAAGGCACCATGCTCAATTTGGTATTGCAGTTGCTTTACCTTGCTGTGTTGATTAAACAAAGCCACCTGCTGCTTTAATGACGCCAACTGGCTAGCAGCGCTTTTCGACACTTTAGCGGCGGCGGCTTCTCTTACTTTTTCATCAGCAAGTATTGTCTGCTGAATAACTAGCGAGGCAATTAAACGTTTTTGACTACCAAGGCTAAGTAACTGCGCTTGTAATTGTGCCGAAAGGCGCTGGGCGGTTAGCGACTGGCTCCCTTGGGTATTCGCTACTTGCACATAAGCATTTTTAATAACTTCTATTTGTACGATAAGTTGCGCTTGCTTGTCATAAGCTTGTTGTAAATGGTTCACTGGCGCGGCAGTTTTGTTGGCTAACTCACTCGCCGAGGTAGCAAGATGCTTATTGGCCAAGGTTAACTTATCCGTAGCGGTTACCGAGGCTTCAATGGTGTCGGGAGCAAATACGTCATAAAGCAACATGCCAGCGCTTATCGCTAAACCAATAGGACCTAATGCAGTACGCAATGCTAAACCTAAGCCGCGAGTTGCAATAGCAGCAGTGGTCATTTTGGTGCCTGTAGTTTTAACTACTTGCCCTAATGCATTGGTTTGAATTTTAGCTTTAGCAGCATGAGCCGTTTGTTGTGAAAGCGATTGAGCAAAAGATACTGATGCTACCCCAGCGGCAAATAGATTAATTTTAAATTTGCTTAATAGTGCTAAAGCGGCAACCGAGCCACCAATAGCCGTTAACGTTGCCACTATATTTTGTAATTCACTCGCGTCCATAGCGTCAAGGGTCTCAGACACACTTACCAAGGCATTCGCTAAGCCCTGAGTTAAACCCGCGCTTTGATCTAATTTTGACAAAGCAGCATCAAAGCTAGTACTGGCTTGTTGACCTGCTCTATCGAGTGATAGGGCGATGCCGTCAAAATCGGTGGCTACTTGTTTGCTCTGGCTTAAAATAACGTTAAAAACGTCTTTCGATAACAACTTGCCAGCCAGTACCGTTTCACGTAATTCACCTTTGGTTTTGCCTAACCCTTTAGCAATACGGTTAGCCAGCTCAGGAATATTCTCTAATATGGAATTGAATTCTTCAGCACGAACAATGCCGCCACTCATCGCTTGGCTCAACTGCAACAAACCGTTTTTCATTGACTCGCTAGAGCTACCACCTATAACCCCAAGTTTTTGCACAGTATCAACCAGTTGCAACATTTGGCTATTGGTTGCACCTAAGTCTTCTCTTGAGGTTGCCATGTTTTGAAATAGTGCCACGGTAGCTTCAAGCTGTGCGCCATTTTTTTGCGCAATAGCGAACAACTGCTGGTTAACAACAACAAAATCACCCGTATCTTTGGTGGCGGTTTTAATGCGCTGGGTAAGTACATTAAATTTATCGGCGCGGTTAATAGCGTTTAAACCTGCTGATATAGAAAGAAAACTAGCACCCATAACATGCACACGAGCAACCAACCCCCCTAAACTCAGCTCAGCACTTTTGCTATTTTTAGCTAACGTTTTAGCGCCAACACCTGCCTGCGTTAGCCCAGAGTAAGCAGTTTTACCCGCTTTACCAGCATAACCCAGCTGCTGATTAAGCCCACGGGTTGATTCTTCAACCTTACGCACATCATCAACAACAACTTTACTGCCTTTGGTGCTTAACTTGATTGCTAGGTTTAATTGGCTCATACTTGCCTTATGAAAGTTTATTTTTTATTACTGTTTTTAGGGATTATTTCCCCCGTACTTATTGCTGAGCCGCCTTGGCATTCAGTAGCGCTGTTGGTGTCGGGTATTTGTGTTGCTATTACCTTGCTCTTTGCGCTGTTTTTTCCAAAAAGCCTTTTTAACCCTGATTAACTCGCTTACTTACTTCTTTACTCATCACCCGCAAACCGTTAAATTCTTCCTTTTTGTATTGCCGGGAACTTAATTCGCTTTCGGCTTTTACCTGCAGTAAATCAAGCCCTAAGCACGCGCCATTTTGGCTATAGCGCATTAAATCACTGACTTCACACCACCAACTAACTATCGGCCAGTTTTGGGGTAATACCTCAACCACCTGAGCCTGCTTTAATTCATCAATGAGTTGCTGTGGTGCGCCTTGTTTTTCCATGTCCGTATACGTTTGATTTTCAATTAAATCAGGCGCTGCCCATCCTTGGGCAGCTGCTTTTAGTTTTTTATTAAAGCACTGTCGGTGGTTGCGGTGCCTGAAATTGCTCCCATGTAAGCGCGAATAAAACCAGCACGTACATAAGGGTATTGCAATAAAGCGTTAATATTCTCTTGATTAAAAGCAAGTTCACCGTCATTTTCATCTAATAGCTCACGCCAACCTTTAACTAAGGTAGTCAGTAAAATACTGTCGCCTTGCTCTGCAAGTTCATCAAATTTGTCTTGGCTAACTAACTCAAATTGAATTTGGCATTTATGTTCCGTTGTTAGGCCGCCATCGGCAGGTTCATTAATGGTGACTGGCCACCAAACGATGTTCGATTTTTTTAGTTTAAACATGGATTAACGTCTCTTTAAATAAGGTTTAAAAACGAGATCCCCGATTAATACACCACGGGGATGACGGATTAATTGATTTACATGAAGGTGAATTTAAGTTCGTCATCACCTGCACTGGTGGGAATAAGCACTAAATCCATTTCTAATGACGTTGTACCTTCGTTGTCACCATATTTTGGTGCACCTAGTTGCACATTAGGGCAGTCAATTTTACAAATAAGGCCAGCTACTTGACCGTGCTGAATAGTTAAGCTGCCTACCACATCATTTTTAGCGTCTAAGAAAAAGTTATGCTCATCTAGGTTAGGTGCTTCAATACTGACGCTACCGCTTGATTTTCTGTCACTTAAATCAACACTTGCCGTGGTTAATGTTTCAATGTATTTAACCTCTTGCCCTACATCAAAAGACAAGCTGTAAGGTTTGGCTGCATAGCCTAATAAACTAAAGCCCGTAGTAACACCGACACCTAACGGGGTTGGTTTTTTAAAGGCTGACCAATCGCCTTGTGGGGCAACAATTTTGGCTGGGTCTTCCCACAGGCCAATAAAGTTAAATTCTAAATACGGAATGCCTTTTTCAAAGCTTGATTTAACATTACCGCGTGCGCCAATGAGTTTGTGCAAGTTATCAGACATGTAAAAATACAAGCTTGCACTTTCTGCATTTTCACTTACTGGCACATATTCAACACTGGTACCCACACTGATAATTTCAGCTAAACCACAAGCTCGTAATAAATCTTTATAGGCAGGAGCTGTTCCTGCTGTGCCGCTGCCTTGATGCTCAATTTTAAAACTAAGTGATACATGAGCGCCTGATGTGATCGTTTCACTAGCCCCTAAAAAAGGCTTAACCAAATCACGATCAATACTTTCGGCTTCCATTGCCGTTAGCTCAACATCTTTTACTAACATGGCATTGGTTGCACCAGGCGTTGAATCAACACCGTAAGTCGCTTCTATTTTGGCAAGTAAAGTTTTTTGTCTAAATTTCATTATTTAGCATCCTTTTTTTGTTCAGGCTCAGCTTTAGGCTTAGTTTGATTAACCAAGGTGACTTTGCCTGTTTTAGGATCTTTGGTGTAACTGCCGCCTTGGCGTTTGTTTAATGGCTTTACGTTAGGTAATTGCTTGCTCATTGGTTTGCCTCTTCAAAATGT